AGATTTAATGATAAGTTATTTAAGAAATATCCCGCCCTTAAGAAATAGAAGTATAAATGGCATTCTCTGATAATTTCTTTTCAAGTTCTTTAATTTTTTCCTTCAATTCTCTATTCTCTTTAAATAGAGACAGTATTATTTGTGATAATATTACAGGCATTATTTATTTATATATATAAATCTATTAAATACATTTTTTTATTTATTAACTCCATATTCAAATTAAGTTACTTATCGCACTAATCCATCCGAAAATTAACGAATTCATTAAAGTAATAAAATTTATTTATTTAATTACTTTATTTAATATATTTACCCCCTTTTTTCAGGTTATCCTCCCCCCATAATGGCTGAAGATTCAATATTTTGTATAAATTTTTTTGCCATATTTAAATTTTCTTCCAAAGTATATTTTTGCTTTCCAAATCTTTTATTTCCATTGGGATGTTCTACAACATAACCTTTATATTTTCCTCCGTGACTTTCTCTATAATAAATATATTTTGGTAAATTTTGATTGTATCTACATTTACATTTCCTTTTAACTTTTTGAATTTTACCCAATTTAGCTTGAGACCATATTTTTCTTTTTTCTGGATTTTCTAATAACTGTTTTAATGATTCGCTGCGTTTTTTACAAGTTTCTTCACTATGTTTTGTAAATGTACCTCCTGTTTGCAAATTCATTCCGTTCGGTGCTAATGTATTATGAGTTTTAATAAATAATTGTTCAAATAAATCAATAATTTCTAAATTACATTTCATTAATTTAATTATTTTATGATTTTCAGCTTTGTATTTCATAATTGACCTATTTAAATAAATACACCCTTTATCTAATTTTGCGGAACGTTGATGTTGTAACCATCTACCCCTAATGCCTTTTTTTGATCCATTTTTTTCAAATTCTATAACTTGTCCAATATATGATTTATTATTTGGAGAAGTTATTTTATATATAAAACCATATCTATCCATATTTTAAATATAATAATAGTATAATATTTAAATCAATTTTATTAGTTTCCGCCGCGGAGTCGAAGAACGAGATGGAGCGTCGCTTCTTTTTGAACATTGTAATCTGATAGCGTTCTACCAGATTCCAGTTGCTTTCCGGCAAAAATCAAGCGTTGCTGGTCGGGCGGGATACCTTCCTTATCCTGGATCTTTTGCTTTACATTCTCAATAGTATCACTTGGCTCTACATCCAATGTGATCGTTTTACCTGTCAAAGTTTTCACGAAAATTTGCATCTTATAATACAATTAACAAAATATTATTTAAATCATTTTGTTAATTAATTTATTTCATATAACATACTCCAACTCCTGCTACTATCATTGCTACACCTAATACTGTATTCCAAGTAATTGTTTCTCCCAAAAATATTGCCGAAAATATTACATTGCAAGCCAGCAATAAACCTTCAACTATCGGTGCTATAAAAGCTACATCATATTTACTTAATAAATAATAATTTGCTGCTATTGACCCTAAAGCTACAATACTTACTATTAATCCGTGTTTAGCTGCATCAAAAGCAAAATTTGGGTTCTTTTTGAATAATGAACTTATACCCTCTTGCTTTAAATTATAACACAAAAAAGGAACCGCAATTATAGCCGTAACTATATATCTAATAAATGTAAAATTCGAATGTCCTATTTTAGATACAGCTGTCTTTTCTGTGATTGGTTTTATACCCCAACCAATTCCATTCACTAATATCATTAATATATCAAATGGGTTCATATAATATGTTATAAGATATTAATTTATTTATTTAACAATATTATAATGAGCTCTCAAGAACTTCAAAAAGAAGTTATCAAATTCTATTATTTTAGCGAAAATGCTACTTGTGGCGACAAAGCAGTACAACACGAAGAGTATTGTGCTAAAATGCTTTCAGATGGTTATACCTTATTAAGTGTTACTCCTTTAGGTAACTTAGATGATCGAAGAGATTCTTATGAAGGTACAATTATTTATCATTGGAAATTATTAAAGAAAAATCTATAAATCTATATCTAATATGCTTAATGGATTATAATGTCTTATATCATCCTTTGGGTAATCCCAATTTCTATAACCACTTCTTATTGGTGATATTTCTTTTACAAATCCTATTGTTTGGTCGAACTTTAATATTGGCCTCCAAACGAAAGCATATCTTGGTTTTTTAAATCCACCCCATACCGGATTTATATTATAATATTCGGGTTCTTTTTCCATTTATATATATTTATATATAATATATGATACGATTTATACGAAGATTTGGAACTTTTAAAAGACCTCCACCTGATTATATTTTTAAACGCCCTGTCGTCAAATCTGATATTGATGGCTCCAAGATGAAACAATTTCCCAACTATGAAATTGAAAATGAAAAATGGTTCGATGATGAATTATTTAATAAAGAAATAAAAGATAAATGGGGCAAAAGCTTATACAACGGTAAATATGGTAGTTCCCTTTATGGACCACAAGACAATGCTTATAATGATAGACAAGATTAAAAGCTTTCATGTTGAAATCCCTATCTGAAAAATTGATTTAAATATATTATTCATAATTAAATCAATATAAGAATGAGTTCCCAAGATAATTATGATGATGTATGTTATGATGCCAACGAGCCATGTAGCTCTGGCAGAGCGCAAAGACGCTCTATTCACGTAAGAGCGTGTAGAGGTCCAAAGGATTGGCGCACTGATGTTTGCGACAGGCAACACCTATTCAAACCAATTAATTTTGATGGTAGGCCAAGACCAATTGAAAAACGTCTAGTTCAATCCAAAACTTCAAAACGCAAAGCTAGATATACCCATAAGCCTAGACCCAATGGTTATTATGGTTATAAGAAAGAAAAGGATGAACTTGAATGGGAAGATGGTGGTTTAAAGCCTATGAAGCGTATTCGCGCTGACCCCATTACCAGACAAGCAACCACTATTATAGAATACCATTATAGACACCCCGTCCATAAATACGCCAATTGGTATACAACCAAGCCCGCGCCTATCACTGTTTATAAATGGGTTTCTACAGCAGAATAAATTAACAACTATTTAAATATAAAACTTTTTTAATTTATATATGTCTCGTTGGGATTTACTTCCAAAAAACATTACAGATTTAATTTTTCAATTCGACCCTACATATCATAATATCCATAAAGATAATTTGAAATTTTTACAAAAAGAATGGTCTATCAAATATATTAATAAACAAACCGGTAGTTGGGGATGGGATATTACTTCTTCTTATCAAATACAATCTATGACGCATAATCTTGGTGGTGGTGATGTTTATGATTCCATTGCTTATAGAAATCTTAATTATAATTACCACGATTCAAGTCATTGGCCTGATAAATACAACTTTAATCAATGTCAAAAAATTTGTAAAGATTTAAATCATAAATATTCTACTTTTTATCATATTCCAGACCATTTGCAACTTGGTGATATTTATGATTTTGATAAACAATTTTTTATCAGAGAATATGCTTCTATTAACTTTAGATCTAAACAAAGATCTATTGAGGTTTATCCAATGAAATGGAGAGCGTTTAAAGATAAAATGAAAAAAATTTATAAAATATAATATTAATGGCTGATTATAATAAACGTTTTTTAGACGGGCAATACAAAAATTCTAAAGAAAAAAACAAATTTATCAATTATATCATTAAAGATTTCGAACAATACCAAACTATATTTGCCGAATTAAAAGCCGCAGAACAACAAAGACTTGCTCTTAGAGACTCCATTGAATATACTTGTAATGAAAAAAAAGAAAATGTATTAGACAAACTACTCCATGATCCAGAATATTTAAAGCTACGTTCCGAAACTTTAGAAAAGAAAAAAAAATATAAAAATATTAAACTAAAATACAAAATTGCTTTGATTCAACGGAAAAATATTTATAACAATGTAGGTAAAAATATCAATGAATATAAAAAAGCCAAATCTATTATTGTTCTAAAATCACAATATATTGGTTCTATTATAAATAGAATACAAATAAGCATCATATTCGTTTCATCTACTATTACTTTATTTGAATCTATCCAAAGCAATTTTGTTATTCCTGCTTTTTATTTAACAATTATCCCTATTCTTTTATCCACTTATATTGCCATAATATTAGCTATTTCTAGATTTTATAAATTCGATACTAAAAAAGAAAATATACAAAAAGTTGAAGAAAAATTTTCATATATTATAAATAGACTTCGTTATAAAAGAAGAAAAGTCATTAATTTTGATTTTACTTGTGAAAAACTAACTGATTGGAATATTTTAATTGAAAATTTCAATAAAGATGGATTAGAAGAAATGATAACAAAAACAATTGAAGAATCCGATAGTTTACTAACTCTAAAAGAATATACCTATTATTATAAAGTTTACAATAAAATACGAACTAAATTTCATGTAAATCATTTCAATAATGAATTATTGAATAATTGGAAAGAAATAAATATTTCCAATAATACTGAATGGAAATTTGGCATTAATACTCAGAAGAATGACCCAGGTATTTCACAAAAACGATGTTGTTGTATTAAATTCTTTAGAATATTTAATTGTTGTCGCGTTGAAACACTTGATTATGATAAATTTTTCTCTCATTTAGAACATAATTATAATTATAGTATAGAAAACGAAGATACTGGCGATGACGATGACGAAGATGACGACGACGACGACGATGAAAATATTGATATTGTTATTCAAGAAAAAGATGAAAATTCTCCAACTTCAACACTTAAGATTACTAGAAGTATTCCATCAATGTTACTTAGTAATGCTGTTTCTAGACAAAGAAATGAAATAGAAAAAATGAAAAGACTAGATGAAGAAAAAGAAGAAGAAGAAGAAGACGAAAATAATTCAAATGACGCCTCGAATAATTATTTAAAACATCGCAAGTCCTTATTACATTCAAAATCATATATAAGTTCAATTAAAAAAAGATCTGAATCAACAGGAACCGAAGGTTATAAAAGTGACGAGGAATTTTAAATTGAATTAATTATATTTTTAAATGATATAATTAATATTAATATGTCGTTGTGGAATACATTGCCAAGAAATATACAATCCTTGATTTTTGAATTTGACCCTACTTACCGTCGTGATAAATATGATGTTCTTATAAAAGAATTTTTATACCGAACTCCTTTTTGGAGAGTAAGATATGTAAACGCCAGCTGTGAGAATAATGGTAAATTTGAAAATAAAAGAAAACAAGTTGCATCTCTTTCAGATTATTGGAATAATACAATGGAACGTAATCGACACCTTTCTTTCACCCGCTTGAGCGAACGAGGCGATGAGAATATCGAAGAGGAGATCAATACCGATGTTGAATTTTTAACCGACAATTGCCCTAATAAATATCATATCATTTTTCGTGATTTAAAACTATTAAAAAATTACAATTGGATTTTTACTGATTGCGAAGTTAGATTAATTAGAAGAAATGTTACTACTGTCGAAAAAATCTTAGCATCTAGAAAAAGGTCTAAAAATAAACATAGAAACCATACCAATAGCAACCCCGCTATAAAAAATAGTTCTTCTAACACTTGCTGATTCGTGTTTAATTTTCAATTGTTTTTCTGATAAACTGTCTTTAAAAGGCGTTCCTACTGATCTTGTTGCTATTAAATAGAAAATACTGGCTATACAATAAATTGCCATGGCATATGCTAAATATACTGAAATTTTACAAGTATTCATTATATCATTTAGTGTTATTTTTTTTTTCAACTACTCTTCCTACTGAGAAGACAGATTGTTTTTCTTTTAATTCAGGTATTCTTCCAAAAGCCCAATAAAACTCTCCATTAAATGCTATACTTTTCCTATTCTCAATATTCACTCTATTCCAAAATTTAAAGGCTTCTTTCCAAATCTTTGCTTGGTGGGATTTAATCATCTTATATTTAATTTTATTTATTTCTATAAAATTAAATTCAATTTATATTTTCAGTGTTTGGGGAGAGAAAAACAGCTATTTTTTTAATATAAAATACATTTCTACAAGCCAAACCGGTATTAAATAAACTACTGCGTTCAAGTTCATCAAAGATAAAACAAAACTAACCATTAAAGCAAATATCACAAAATTCTCTGGTATTTCAAAATAATGTCTTGCTATTAAAACAAATATTAAAGCAAATATCGCTATTCGCCCAAACGGACATATTCTTAATCCATATTCATCTCCTATTAAATGTTCGAATAACCAACCTTTAGGAGAGATTAATACATTAAAATCTATACTTGTTTTAAAAAAAAGAAACATAAAAATCAAATAAAATGATTCTAATAAAGAATTCTTCAATGAAGGCATATATAATATAATTATAATATATATTGAACCATGCCTAGAAAAGCAGCTAAAAAACAGAAACTAACAAAACGACCCGTGTTAGAAGGCACCATTTTCTATGTTAAATGGGACATGGAAAAAGGCGACCCACAGTATTTCAAAGCCATAGCAACTGGTAAAAATTATGCTAATGGTGACTTTGATATTAAATACGTTCAGGACGGTGTTGTTGAAAAGAAAAGGCACCCAACACATTACTCGGAAAACCTATTAAGCGAGGAACAATTTCAAGCAAAAAAACCCCGTGAAACACATCCTTATAAGCCACCCCGCGTCGGGCCCAACTTTCAAGCATCTCTTACAACACCCGCCGAGGTTGATTCTACATCCCGTTATTTGTCCCAGTCACCACTCACCAATGAAGCCGTTCTTGCTACATTAACCGTTCCTTTCAAAAATCCAAAAGCAGAGGAAGATATGAAAGCATCTGGAAGGTCAGGAAAGGGTTGGACGGGAGGTAGAAAGAAAAGACGATGTTCGAAAAAAAAAATAAAAAAGAAAATGATATGTTACAAGGGAACCAAGCGAAAGCTTAAAAAATTACACAACTTAACTAGAAAATTACAAATTAACACGACACTATGTAGTAAAAAAAGATTAAAAAAATGGAATAGACCTAAAAAAACTCGCAGAAGAAAACGCCGCAAGAAAAAGACGCGTAAAAAAAGAGGTGGAGCGAAAGACGACAATGATGAGTTGAAAGTCAATGAACGTGCTTATAGAGTAAATACTGACCGTATCCTCAAAGCAGAACAAGATGGCGACAAATTGATAAAGAACTACAACGCTTTACTAGAAAGAAAAAGAAATTTAGCTTTTCTTAAAAGAGCAAAAATAGGTAGATTTATGTCTGGAAAAACTTTAAAAAGAAAGCACCAAGAAATAGATCGTGAATTGAAATTACTTGAAGATAAATTAAGGTCACAAGACCATAAAGATTTATTGACAATTTATAACAAGGGGGATGATATTTTTTATGTTGAAACCGGCGACGACGGCAAACCCATATTGATGGATATGGAAACAAAAAATACTGACGAGAAGAAAAAGTCTTCCGACGAATACAATAAAGACCATAAAGATAAAAGGAAACTTTTGTTTGCTATAAAATACGCCGCGGAAAAAAGAAACCTCGAAAAGACGCGCAAAAGAAAAGCAGGTAGAAAAGTATGGAAAAATTATGAAGCAGAAATGAAGGAGAGAAGAGAACGAAGAAGAAGAAGAAGAAGAAGACCTCTCCCTCGCGTTCGTCGAATCAGAGCAGACTTGGGTCAATTACGAGGTCTTGATAGGCAAGAAACAATTAATTTTTTTAGAACCACAATTATTGGAGGAGGAATACTTGGAGAGACACTTGCCACTTTTATCACGGCTTTAAATGGAGCATTGGGCGACCCACAATATTTAACAAGAGAAAGATATAACAGGTGGATTCAAATGAACGGTATATTGGAACAAGCAATAAGGGGTTTCACAATATCAGCACCAGATAGAACCCGGATTGAAGAAATACGAACTTTGCTAGAAGTTTTTGAAAGTAGAATACAAACTCAAAATAATACAGATTAAAAAATAATTTTTATAAATTTTTTGATTATCCAAACAATTTATTCATATTCTTAACCTCGATTTTATCTTCTTCAACGGTTAATAATTTTTCTACTAATCTATCATCCCTAATTCTAATTGAATAATCTTTTTGTAAATCCCGCCTTCCAACTCTGCCAAATGCCTGTAGCATCTTTTCTTGCGTCATACTTTCAGTTAAATCCTTGGTTAAATAACCGTGGCAAAATTGATAATTTGTTCCATATATGTAATCAGAACTTGCTATAATTAAATACAACTTTTGTTCTTCTGCTAATTTTTTCATAATTTCCATATAACGAATTGATTCATGTTTTATAAATACACCAATGCCCATCAATAACAAAACTTTCCAAACATCCGGAATATCCAACAACATTATATTTTCAACAGTTGTATCATCAATTTCACTTGTAAATATTCTATTTGATTCTTTTTTACCAAATCTTTTTATATGCGATGTTGTATTGGGTATATATTTTTTAGACAAATGAATGGACTGAATTCTAGATGTCGCATCCGCAAGCCGTTGTTTATAAAATTCTAATTCTTGTTCTTCTCTTCCACCAAAAGCAGCATCTTTTTCTGCTTTATCTTTACTCATTTGTTGTTTATCTATTCTTTCCTTTTCTAATGCTATAATTTCTTCCAATTGATCGCTATAAATACTATTCTGAGCGATTACTTTCAAAATATTTGATAATTCATCTTGTGGTATATTGCTTATTTTCAAATAAAACTTCGCTATTTTTTCAACATTATTAGTTATAAATATAGTTGGTCCATCTGTCAACGTATGTGAATCTTCTGTTGTTATTTTTATAGTTGATTCATATTTCTTCTCTCTTTTCTTCATCAAATACTTATGAACCATATCATATTCTTGTTCCTTTAATTTTGATAATAATTTGAGGTAATACAATTTTATTGATATAACATTTACCTCATTTATATCTTGAAAATAATTGTCATATTTAAATCTTTCTTTTATTATATTTTTTTTATGAACGTATTTTATAAATTTTGAAATTTCTTCCATATCAAAATGACGCATTATTGTTTTGTTATTTTCAAGATGTTTTACTGATTTTTTAATAGATTTTACATCTGTAAATGTATAATGTGGCATCACTGTAAATCCACTTGTATCTATTAATGGAATAGTCTTTTTACATTCATAGCTTACTACATTTTGAATACTACCTTTTGGAAATTTAGATTTATAATTCCTTATCATTGGAAATATGTCTTCCTGTGCAGGGAGTGTAGCAGAAGATAATACAATATTTGGCACTTCATTTTCTCTCCAATTTTTCTTTAATATTTCATGAAATTCGTGTGTTTCATAATCTAAAGTAATTGTTGGTTCGTCCCAATACCAAAGCAAGTCTTCGGTTTCATTGAATGCCATCATATATCGCATTGAATATAAGTAGGATTGTATATCACTTATTATAATTTCAACTTTATCACCAACGCTATTATCAACCCGATATATACCTCCTGTTCTTCTGTTTCTTACTATTTCTTTGGCAGCATAATAATGTAATCTAATATCCGAGACATCTCTACATCCAAAAGCAATTGCTATAGGTATTTCTAATGATATACACGATTTTGCCAATTGTAATCCAATATGTTTAGCGGCACATACAAATATAATTTTTTTATTTATACCAATTGGTGATAATGTTTTACCCGTTCCTGTTGGTGCTTGGTATAAACATAGAAGGGGGTCTTTATTATTTTTATATATAGAGAACAACTCTTTTTGATGTTGATACAGTTCTATATTTGAATATTTGATTAATTCGTTATTTCTTTCAATTACATTATGTGCATCAACAATTGCTTTTTTTATATTATCGCTTTTTTTAAACTGTTCTAATATTCCTTTTACAAAACATACAACATATTCATTTGTAAATTCTATATTATTTCCTAATAAATGAACCAATGTATAATAATAACGAATATCTTTAGTTTTCAAAAATGAAACAACGTTGTCTAATAAGATATATTCGTATAAATCGTTTTTTATATTGTCTATTTTCTTGTCTATATTTTTTATACGAATTAAATCTTTTTTCTTCATTTCCAAGCTCTTTTTCTTTTTTAAAGGACGAACAAAATTCACACCATACTTATCTTTTGCTCTATTTATCATACTCATAAAATATTTTTGATAACAATAAAAATGAAAAGCGTCAAGATTGTCATTTATCTTTATAAAAGATAATAGACTCTTCGATGTATTCATCTTTATATTAACATCGCATTTACCTTTCATTATTAATTTAAGAATTTTCATTTCATTGGGGCCTAGAGGTTGCTCCAAGAATTCCCATTCGCTTTTAGTTAATTTCTTTTGTGTTAGATCCATGATTTATAATATATTAACAAAATTAATTTAAATCAATTTATAGTACTATATATATTAATGGATAATTATGTCTTTGCTATAGAAGGTAATGTTGGTTCTGGAAAATCAACTTTGATTAAATATTTGGAAAAGGAAAAGTTAGAAATTTATGGATATAAAATAGTATTTTTACCTGAACCAGTTGAAGATTGGATTAGTATAAAAAATGACGAGGGTAGTAATATTATTCAGGAATATTACAAAGACAATCATAAATATGGATTTTGTTTTCAAATAAATGCTTTGATTTCTAGGATTTCTCAAATAAGGAGAGCATTATTAACTTCATCAAAAACAATTTTTATTATTGAAAGATCCGTTCATACCGATAAATTTGTATTTTGTAAAATGTTATATGATGATAAAATTATAGATAAAATTAACTATGAAGTTTATCTAAGATGGTATAATGAATTTCAAAAAGATATGATGATTACTGGTATTATTTATGTGAATACGGATGTAGGAAATTCTTTCAATAGAATTAAGATTAGAAACAGAAAAGGCGAAGAAAGTATTAGCAAAGAATATTTGCAAAAATTAGATAATTATCATAAAGAATGGCTTTTATCTGATAAATTAAATACACCATTGTTAAAAATTGAAGGAGATAAACATTATGAAAATAAATTACCAGAAGAATGGAGGGATAGAATCAGTTCTTTTATAAGAACTCATACTACAAATTTAAATATTGATTTTAATTTTAATGTAGACGACCAATTTGAAAAATATATTTTATTTTAATCTATATCTTTTAATCTAAAAGTAAAAGCTGATACTGGTTTATATTTTAATATATCAAGTTCTTTACATGTTGTTGGAAATTCTTCAGAACTATATATATCTTGTAAACATAACCATTCAAATAATCCACCCGGATATAAATAAACATTATAAAATCCCAATCCCATTAACTGTTCTACTTTTTTATATGGCGACGTTTCACTCGTATTTTTACCATAAACAATTATTTTTATAGAAGACCTATTCATATTTTCATTTATTAATCTAATTTCGTCCCGTATTGATACTGTTCCTTTAATCAAACAAGATTGTTCGTTTTCTGATAATGTGTTTATTAATAAAGAATTTTGGTTTGTCATGAATATTTGTTGTATGTCTTCAAAATTTACTTTTTTAATAGATCGCGAATTCCCTGTTATCAAATTCCATAAGTTTTCCATGTATATTTATTATTTAAAGTTTTAATTTTAAATAATACCGAATTATATTATTTATCCTTTTTCTAATCTGGATAATACTCGCATAAAAGCCCAATATGGAAATTTTGGATTTTCCCAATGTTGTCTTGTTAATACATTTGCTGGTGGAACAATACAAAATCTTGGTCTTTTTCCTCTATTTCCATTAGCACAAGCGTTTCTCGTTCCTGTAGGACAAGCAGAAGAAGAACATCCTGCTTGACATTGACCACAAGGAACTAAATCACAACTAGCGCATTTACCACCAACTGGTTGATGAGCGTTTGCTTTGGGATTAATTTTATAATCTTTCATTAATCTCGTCCAAGCAGTCCATTCATCCATATATATGGCATCCGCGTTTGGATGTTTAATACCTGGTAATTTTACTATACGTCTTACAAAATCTTTCCATTTGATTTTGTCTTTTGTATATATTTTTTTACTATTTCCCAAAAATTGCCAGTATGGAAAGTGTGGTCGCTCATACATTGCTTGTGTTACTGTTTTCTGTCCTCCCCATCCTTGACCCAACCTATTAGCATTTCCCATTGTTCTTCTATAAATATTATTATCGTTCATATATGAAGTTGCGACATTCACATTTTTCTTATTAAATACCAATGATTTTTGGTCGCCTGATAATGTAACTCCGTGTGCTCGTGTCATTATTTCTACAAAATCTTTCCAACAAGGTTTTACTTTTGATTTAATAGTTGGGACCGATGGTGTCTGTCCGTAGCACATTTCATTATAATATATTGCTTTGTCAGCATAACCCTGTAATTTAGCTACATTTCTACCATCACCCATACGTCTTTTATTATAACTAGCTTTCTGTCTTATAGCAGATAGTTTTGCCAAATATTGTTCTGGTGTCCAGTTATAATTTTGACCTTCTTCCCATCCACTTGGTATTCCCCCACCTTTCTGTCCTTTCCATTTACTTAAATTTTTTCTATATAATTTTCCTTTTTTGGTACAACCCGAATCTTTATATAATTTATCAATACAATCGGTGGGACGAGATTTCTTTCTAAATTTACTATAAAATCTAGCTTCACAAGGATTAACCTTTCTTCCTTTACACACCATATTTGCTTGTTTTGCCACTTTATAATTATTTGAACCCATTTTATTAAACATACCTTTCATATTATTTAATACATTGATATAACTAATTGAATTCCAAGTTTTCATCGCGGATCTTCCTTCTGCTGTTGAACTTGCTCTTTGAGAAACATTTCCATCACATCCTGATTTACTCCATAAATCTTGATAACAAGCTGTTGTGTGAGGACCAGTTAATAAATTTGGTGTCATACAAGGAAAACGCTGATTAAATGTTTTACATTCTGGTTGTGGAACTAAAGGTCCTAATATACCTGCTAAATTTGGATCATAACAATAATCTTTATGATGTTTAGTTCCTGATTGTATATTTAAACCTTTAAGAGAATTACTTCCTCTTTGTCCGCATTTCATTCCTGTTGGACAATCAGAATCTGCATCACAATCTCCTCCTCCTAAAGCCATTTTTACGGAATTGACCCCTCCTCCAGTTTGTTCTCTTACAGAGGTCCAATTATCTACTCTATATATAGCATTTGTATTTTTTCTATTTGAACTTCCGGCACGATGATAATCATACATACTTTTTGATGAATTCCATACCGCATATCTTCCACCTTGTGCTTTTACTTTTGAAAATCCTTTTCTTAATGAACCGCCATAACTTGTAATATATGAACCGTGACTTTCTCTTGGTCTATGAAGAATTGATGATGGATAATATACAGTTCTATATGTTCTAGTATCTGATTTTTTACCATCCCAGCCATGCCATACTGGATTACGCCAAACAGTATCTATTCCTTTATAAGGCCAATCGCATTTATCTTTATCGGCATATTTTGGTTCTAAACCTCCTGTCTGTGGATTTACTTTATATACCATGCCCGTTCCTTTTACAGGACACCAAGCACAAATGCTTTTATTACCTCCTCTATCTCCACAATCTTTCATTGTTCTACAAATCGCCCGCTCTTTCATTTCAGTACATAATGGTCCAGCATTTTGACCTGGGGGAATCCACCAATCTTGTTTACCCGGTGAATTCTTTTTACATACATCTACTTTTGGACCACTCGTATCTCCAAATAATATTTTATTTGATGATAAACAATAACCACAATGAGTTCCTATTAAATTATCACAATTACCTGTCTCATCTATAACTCTACATTTTTCTACTTCTTTTGCTATTTGACTAGCCGACATATCAGAAACAGATACTTCTGCTACTAATTTTTGTTTTCCACCCGACTTTTTTGCTTCCACCAATTTTAAAGTATCACTTTCTTTCGAAGCACCACTAGTCACTGATTGCATGTTTCTTGCTTTATAATGTTGTTCTTGTTCTTGTGCTAATTCTTCCTCTTTTTTGTCCCTTTCAGCGTTGGACATACCTTCATTACTTATTGGTTTCTTTACATTTAATCTTACCTTCTTATTATTAAATTTGTCCGTATCTAATATTAATACAATTCCTATTCCAAATAAAATTAACGCTAAAATATTAATAATATTCATTTGATATATATAATATTATAAGATATAATATTTTATTTTCGTACAAATGCTTGGTGGTAATTTAAGATCCATCCGGTTGTCTTAAATTAATTTGATACACTTTTTGCACGGGTATTGAAAATAACATGTATAATATTATAAGTAAAAATACAACCATTAGTATTATATTTACAGTAACATCAAAAGCTTGATCTGCCATTTATAATATTATATTAGAATTTATTTAAGTAGTACAACAGTGAGCCCCTGACCTTCCATAACGGCTCCATCCATTCCAATATCTTCTCCAATGTCCTCCACAACCCCATCCTCTCCATCTTCCTACCCACCAACCTCTTTTATCCGTAGTCCATCCTGAATAACATACATTTTCAGCTCCATTTCTCTTTTTTATTAAATCTTTACTATGACATAATTTATATCCTTTCTTTTTACAATAAGCTTTTGCTTGATTTCTATTTGAAAAGTTATACCCTCCGCCTGAATGTACATGTTCGGGTCTTTTTGGTTTTACATATAATTTATTTGTCCATGTAGTCATTTTTTTCCCTCCATTGCCACTATTTAAATTACCTGCTAATTCTTGATCGAAATCCGTTGATATATAACAATCGCCCCTATCTCCATCTTTTAAATGTGCTGGTCTATTTACATATTTACAATTTTTCATTGCTATACATTTATCTTGACACATCTTAGCATTATCTGAACTACCTATTTTTTTTAATCCGCCTTTTTCTCCATCCGGAACTCCTCCTGTTTCTGCCATTAGTGTAAATGCTTCTGGATTTGATGCTCCATATATTGAAAATGCTAAAAGTATTAATACCATTAAAATATGTTTTGAGTATTTCATAATATATATTATAATTATTATTTTTTAATTAATATAATAATTATTTTAGAATTTTTTGTATTGACAAACACCCGCTTCAATTTTCTTTTGTCCTTTATTTTTATCATTAATACATATCCATCTGTTTCTCCATCCTGTTCCGCATTTTTTACCTCTGCTTTTACTGTTATTCCAACCACCCCATCTTCCTCTATACCACCAGTGATTGTATGTAAAACAACCGTGTGGAATACTACTCCAAGAACCTCTCCATCCCATTCTTGCTCCTCTTGCTGCTAAATGTCTGCTACATTCTTGTGCATTTTTTGGTGCTTGTGCTTGTGGCCGATTTCCACTGTATATAAATTTAGACCCTTTGGAACCCAATGGATTTTCAACGCCCCATCTTCCAAATGGACTACATTTTTCTTTCTTCTTTTTAGCTTGGAACTGCGTCCATTGTTTCCCTTTACCAAATCTCATTATATATTTACCACTACCACCTTGTGGTAATTCACATACACCACCATATTTGGCACAAGTCTTCCATTTATCTCTAGATGCTCTTGGTGTTCTATATACTTTATTTCTCCAACCACCGTAGTAAGTCCACCATCTATGTCTATGTTGATAATCTTGATTTTTACCTGAACGAGTATGTTGATAATGTTTACCATAACTATCTCCACAGAAGCATTGACCCCACCATTGTAATCCAAAGTATTTATGATTTCTACATCTCCAAGCACACGTATAAGCATCTCCTTTTTTACCCCATCTTGCTGTTCTCCATCTATATTTCGGCAAATCACGACGTCCTGTATCTCTGAAATCACCAACGTATTCATATACTTTGTAATTGTTTGGTTTATGTTTTGTATTTTTTCTATCATATATCTGACCTCCCCATAAATTACTTGTATTCCACCATCTCCAACCGTGTGATTTATATCTATCTGTTGTGACTGGAGCAAATCCTTTATTATAAGTTCCCGTTGATATTCTACAACCCAATCCCCATCCACCATAAGCATTTGTTGCTCCAAATGAAAATCTATTACATCCAGGTTTTTCATCACATTTTTTCGCACATTTATCAATAGGCCATTTTCTTGAATTCCAACCAAACCATTTCAATCCAGTCCAATCTAAATCACCACCATCTTTATAATATTTTGATTTTTCAAAATTTGTATTTAAACAACTCTTACTGCTAGGTTTTCCTCCTTGTGCTTTACATTGCTTTTTATAATCGGCTATACCTTTTTTATCAGTCCAACCAAATTCTTTTGAATCGCAACTTCCACCTGATTTACCTTTGTTTACACACCAATGTGATGATGAAGCACAATTTCTTCCCGCTGTATTTCTTCTATTATACCACATATGAGTATCTTGATATGTTCCGTGTGTAACACAACCGTGTGTTAAATGACTCCAACTACCTCTTCCTATCCAATATCCGTGTTTTTTCGCAAATGCTACACATTGTGCCTCATTCATTGTTCCCTTACTTGGTCTATTTCCTGTTTTTGTCATTACTATATTTTCTATACCACCCGTTGGTAAATTACAAGACAGCGTTACTCTATTTCCCACCAATATTTCATTTTTACGTTGAACTTTTAATCTATATGAATCAACCTTTTTCCATTGATGTGGGGGAC